TGAATCCGCTCGATGTCGATTACGATCTCGATCCTGATCTGGAAATGGTGGAAGATGGTGACTGGGCCCTCATTCGAAGATTCTCCCACATCTCCACTATCATAGACAAGTATCACAGACATCTCACCGATGATCAAGTGCTCGCACTGGAGAATCCCGACCATGCCGATGCTGACAATTTCCTGTTCTTCCGGGACACACGCGAGGACCAGCAACTTCGTAGGAACAGATTGATCGAGGTCATAACGGTGTATTGGAAGTCCAGGGCCCGGGTCGGCTTCGTCACGGCTATGGACCCTGAGACAGGGATGGTGGAGGAATTCCAAGTGGAGGACGGCTGGAAGATGCCTGAGGAGATAAAGGAGACCGCCAGTGTTGAATGGGTCTGGGTGGACGAGGTCTGGGAAGGGACCAGGATAGACGGGCAGTACTACGTCAGAATGGGCCCTGTAGAAAACCAGCGCAGATCGATGGACAATCCCTCTGTCTGCAAACTCCCTATCAACGGCCGTAGGTATTCCGACATCAACTCTGCGAACATCTCGTTGGTCGGGATGGGTCTCGCCTATCAGTTGAACTACAACATCTTCAAGTACCGCTTGGAGCTCGCAGTGGCCAAGTCCAAGGACATCATTGCACAGTTCGACATCAACCTCATCCCGAAGAAATGGGACATGGATAAGTTCATGTACTTCGTGGAGGGTACAGGTATAGCCTGGGTGGATTACAACAAGGAAGGGATAAACCTGAACCCTCAGCACCAGACGGTCATGGACCTATCGATCAAGACGATCGAGCAGTACGTCGTCCTTCTGCAGTCCGTGCTCCAGGAGTGGGAGAAGATCTCTGGCGTCAACCCTCAACGCCAAGGAGGTATAGGCCCGTACGAGGGTAAGGCTACATCCCAGCAGGCGATAGTCCAGTCGTCCCATATAACAGAAGACCTGTTCAGGAAATTCGCTCGCTTGGAACAACGAGACCTGCAAGGTCTGATCGATTACTCCAAACAGGCTTGGCGTGACGGTAAGAAGGGTGCTTTCGTCATGCCTGACGGTACCCAGGAGTTCCTGGACCTCGATGGCGAATATGCAGAAACGGAGTACGGGATATTCGTCTCTGATGCAGGTAAGGATCTCAGACGTCTCGAGAAGATTCAGGAACTTGCGCAAGCAATGATCCAGAATGGTACCAAGGCATCGATGGTTGCAGAGATATTCGAATCCGAGAACTTTACTCAGATAAAGGCCAAGATGGTACAGGCTGAAAAGACTGCACAGGAACTTGCAGAAGCTCAGAGTAAAGCAGAGCAACAGCAATTCCAACAGATCCAAGAGATGGAAGCCAAGAAGTTGGAGCAGGAAGAGATCAGCAAGGAGCGTGATAGGATGACCCAGATCGAGATCGCTCTGATAAATGCTGAAGCGAAACAGGATGACGGCACGAAGAGCTTGATCGATCTTGAGAAGATCAACAGCGATCGGGAACTGAAAGAGAGGGAACTGGACATCAGGGAGGCCCAGCTGAATCAGAAGAGCGTCGATGATTCAACCAAGAACCGTCTAACACAAGAGAAGAACGAGAATGATCGACAACGCAACGCGCAGAGCAATACTCGACCAAGCTAAGGCTGAAGGTTATGAGGGAAGCATTGTGGATCTGTTCAGAGGCTCTCCTTCTGGTCCTATTGTTGCGTCTACCCCGCAAGAACAATCACAAGGCCTGAGGCCATATCATCAAGCAGGTGATACAGGTGCATCCATGGTATTCCCTGACGTAGCTCCGAACCAATCGTTCAACACGGTCGGTATGAAAAGACCGATCGACATCAAGAAATTCGACAAGCAAGGACACCTTGTGGAGTCATTCGAGAACGTTCCCCCAGGGATAACCGATCTACCCATGGGCCCTAACGAGGGAATGGTGCTGGAGACACCTTCCCAGTTCCAAACAGGGGGATTCAAGGATGGAAATCCTTACTACTACGGACCGGACGTTATTCCGTGCAGAGGAGAAGGGTGCTCCGAGCAAGCTACGACCGCAGCAGCCAACATATTCGGCTCAAGCGACAGGAACGCTTTCCAGCCTCAGGATGCATGGTACAAGAAAGCTGCCGTTGAGAAAGCAGGCGGACGTACTGTATGGACGCCTGAGTCAAAAGACTATTCCGGTATCCGCGCAGGTGACTTCATAAGTCTGGATAGACCTGGGGATTCGAAAGCGGACCTAGAAAGCAGGGTACCCGGATACAGCATTGCCGACAATGAGGGTAACGAGCATGTAGGTGTGATAGTAGGTAAAGATCCTGATACGGACAAATGGTTGGTCAGGCACGGAGGAAAAGATGTGAACACTGTCGTCCAACCGATAGATGATCTATACCTGCAGTATCCAGGCTATAGGCTCCGATACAGTCCTCAGAGCATCTATAGATCCCCAGCTGCTGAAGGAAAAACTGTGGACCATCGATATTACAGCAAGCCTACTCCTCCGATCGATATAGCTGTAGAAGGAGATTGGACATTGAAGAAGGACCAGCCTGAAGGAGAGCGTAAATTCATGGAATCTGTAGAAGCGAACCAGGAGATGCATCAGACCGTATCCGGCCTGAACCCCGATACGGTAGCGGATCTGAACAGGATGGCCTTCGGGATATTCAATATGGAGACGGAAGCAGGAGAGACCTCTACTCCCATAGGAGGTAAGATGGTAGCTGCAAATGTCCTTTATAATCTCGGTCTGAAAGATCCTGCCTCGCTTAGCGATATGCAGATAAAGTATGACATGCTGCACAACAATGCTGACGGCACAAGGACCAGAGCTGGGAAATATATGGATGAACTATGGGTCACCAGGTACGGTCTTTCATCACCGCTCAACCATAGAGCGTCCTATCGCGATGAGGTGAATGCTGCATTCGCTGTACTTGCTGATCGATACAAGACCTTGACCCAGGAAGAGAGGTACGAGTATGATGAGAAGACCGGTACCGTCTACGGAGACATACCTTTGGCGCAAGCACTTATGACCAGTTGGAAGTTTCCTCATTATCTGAAGGATGAGGAAAAGCTCAGAGACGCTACGTACGGAAAGGTAGCTATGAAGCACTTCAATCGCACCAGGAAGCTTAGAAAGATAGCTGAAAAGTGACTTGTGCTATATATTGAACGCGAGGCTGAAAAGCGCTGACAGCCTACGATCCGAGGTACACGGAATCTATTTTTGTATCAAACCACTTTATAGATCATGGACGGAAATGAAGAAGATGAGTTCGGATTGGGTGACATCCAATTCGACGACATCTTGGACGAGATAGGCGAAGAGGCCGATCTGCCAGGAGAAGAAATTGACAAAGACACTCCACCAGATCCCAACGGGGACGACAAAGGGGGAAGTGACAATGACGATCCGAAAAAGGGCAACAAAAGAGATGAAGGCAACGAAGAAGAGGAAGAGGAAGAACCCGAAAGAGATCCACAGGATAAAGGGGAAAGCGAGAAAGAGGAAGAAGATGATCCGGCGGGTGGAGAAAAAGGAAACGATACTACTGTAGTATCCGAGATACTCGAAGGATTAGGCTACGAGACAGATACAGAATACGAGGATACCTCGGAAGGTCTCATGCAGATGGTCCAGGACGTAGGAGCTCAGATGGCTGAAGAGCAACTCCAATCCATCTTCGAGAAATTCCCACTTATCCAGAAGCACTTCGAATTCGTGTACAATGGAGGGAAGTCGGACGAGTTCTTGAAAGCCTTCGACGGCACCAGGGACTACGACAAGCTGAACTTGAACGAGGACGATGTAGTAATGCAACGACAGATCCTATCGGATTACCTTACCAGGAAAGGGCACGACAGGGAATTCATCGATGACATGCTGAAGGATTACAGCGACAGTGAGAAGTTGTATGACAAAGCAGAGAAGGCCTTGAAAGGATTGAGAACGGAGCAAGCGACTGAACGCACCAGACTGATCGAGAATCAGAAGAAAGCAGCTGCTGAAGACGCTAAGCGCCGTGAAGAGTTTTGGAATGGTATGCAGAAGACCATCGCTGATGCTGATGAGTTGGCAGGCATATCCCTTCCAAAAAAGGATAAGTCTCGATTTTTCGAGTACATATCCAAACCGGTGACCCGGGAGGGTCACACGCAACGTGATCTTGATCACGCTGAAGCCGAGATGTCAACCAAGTTGGCTATCGATTACTTGATGTTCAAGGGCTTCGACCTCTCCACATTGACGGAGAAGAAGAAGGCCACCAAGAATGCCAAGACACTGAAAGCCCGATTGAAGGACGGCGAAAGCAAGAGATCGAAGTCTGGAAGCCAGAAACGCGAAGAGCGTAAAGGTACAGGAATCGACCTCGAAGGGATAGATTACAGCGCGATGTTTTGATGTAACACTTTGAATTAAAAGCTAAAGAACAATGGCTACACAACAAGGAGCGAACATTCAGGTCCAGAAGACCTTCTACAATGATTCGCAGATGACAGACATGAACAGTCTGGCAAATGCCCTGTTGTCAAAGCCTACTGAGCTTTCTCCGATCATCACACACCTTGCCGGGCGAGATGACAAGCGTTTCCCATTGTCCTTCCTCACGGAAGGTGCCGGGAACACGAAGTCGATCGATCGCATGGAGTATGAGTACCGCGTACAAACGCATCGATTGAGGACTCGCCCAGTGGCTGTGACGAACAGTACCGCCAATCTAGGTATCGGCGGATCCACTTTCACACTCGTCTTCCCAGACAAGCGATTCATCAAGGACTATGTCCTGGTGAACAGCAAGGGTGAGAAAGCTCGTATCATGCAAGAGCCTGTACCCTATTCCGGAGGTTCCGGATGGGAGTATACCTTGCAGTTGACAAACCCTGCTGCGACTACGGTCCTGACAGGTGGATTCACTGCAGGTAACCTATGGGCACCTCTGTACGCGCCTGTCGGAGTAGACTTCTCTCGTGGAAACGCTTCGAACTGGCAATCTCCAGGTAAGGTCCGTAACAAGATCACTACCGTACGTAAGTCCTACCACATGTCTGGTAACGCCAAGGACTTCGTGGCTGAATTCACACTGCCTAAGGCAGGTGGAGGAACCACCAAGCTCTGGATGGACTACGAGGAGTATCAGCACATGCTCGACTTCAAGGAGGAGTGCGAGATGTACTACTGGTACGGAGAGAAGTCCTATGATGCTAACGGCCACACCTACATGAAGGATGAGAATGGCCAGCCTGTCATCATCGGTCCTGGTGTATTGGAGCAGATCGTCAACACTGACACCTATTCCACACTCACCGAGACCAAGTTGAAGAATACCATCGGTGATCTGTTCTATCAGATGACCGACGCCAACCAGAAGCAGGTCACCCTGTATACTGGTACTGGTGGTCTGCGAGAGTTCGATGAGGCTCTCAAGTCGCACTTCTCTTCCAACACCTTCAAGGTGGGAGGCGAGACGCGATTCATCACTGGATCAGGACGTAACCTCGGATTGACCGGTTACTTCACCACATACGAGCACGTGGATGGCCATGTCGTGAATGTGGTCAAGTCGCCTCTGTTCGACCACGGTCCTGTTGCCCAGGCAAGAGACAGACACCCTGTCACAGGTTACTCTCTGGAGTCCTACCGCATGGTGTTCGTCGACCAGTCCAACTACGACGGACAGCCCAACCTGCATATGATCGCCAAGCAAGGGCGTGAAATGCTCCGTTGGTGTGTTGCCGGTTCTGTGGTACCACGAGGATTCTCCTCTACCATGGCCCGTGCTTCCGACGTGGATGGAGCGAGCGTACACATGCTCAAGACGGG